CTATTGCCGATGTTAGAAGGAAAAAAGATGAAAAGGTTTAAAGATGAGAAGAGGAATAAAGAAAAAAGATTACGAAAAATTGTCAGACTCGAACATCCAAGAAACAATCAAGTTATTGGAATCTGGGACGCCATTTACAAAAAAGGAAGCCTGCCAAAAACTTAACATATCTTACAATACAACCAGATTGAATAATATCATATCTGAGTATAAAGATAAACTAGCGTTTGTAGAAAAGAGAAAATCACAAAATCGAGGTAAGCCTGCTACAGCATATGAAATCACAGAAGCAGTAGTAATGTTTCTAAATCATGAACCTGTATCAGCAATAGCTAGTTCTTTATTTAGGTCATCCTCTTTTGTAAAAAATATTCTAGAAAGAGTAGGAGTACCGGAAGTTCCCACAAAAGAAGAACAGAGTAAAGTAGATCAATGGAAATTTCCTTTAATACCAGAACAAATGGTAAGTACACATTTTGAAGAAGAAGAAATGGTTTGGTCCGCAAAAGATTGTGGACTAGCGAAGGTACTCAAGGAATATACCAAAGAAGCACCCTCTGGAGTACCTTATAAAAAGTCTATAGATTATGAGCAAGTATACGGCTCTAAAGTATACAAAATTTATGTAATAGAAAAAGGAGACTTTACCAATACATATTTTCCCCATATAACTGTAGGAGGTCACTACTCTACCAGTCTTGCTTATGATTTAGGAAGGCTAGACCACTTGATAGATGTAGGGGTAGATCTATCAAGGTTGTAAAAAATAATACTTGACAAGTATGTTAAAATTTTTATATAATATATTTGATATTTGAAACATTAACCAAGGAGTACAAGCATGGCTTGGGACGACGAAAAGAAAGAAGCAGTAATACAGGCATATCAAGATGCCGATCCTACACCAGAAACAAGTGTAGAAGTTGTAAAAGAAATCGCAGAAGAATATGAGGAATCTCCTAATGGAGTTCGTATGATTCTAACCAAAGCAGGAGTTTACATTCGAAAGACTGCTGCAGCGGGTACATCAAATGGCAGCGCATCTCCGCGCGTTTCAAAAGCCGACGCACAACAAGAACTTATCGCGGCATTGACCTCTGCAGGTCAAGATGTCGATGAAGATATTGTTAGCAAATTAACTGGTAAAGCTGCAAAGTATTTTGCCGGTGTTATAAGTTCTGTAGCCTAATTCTAATACTATAACTATACACTGACTTGTTCAGTGTATAGTTACGCTTAAGCTTAACACCTTTTAAAAAGTGCAGTAAAAAATTTTACTAACCTACACTAAAAGGAGTTAATAGTGAAAAAGCCAGAATTACGCGCTCTAGTTGCTGAGTACGGAGATGCGGTAATTACTTATAGAAGTCAGAATTCTAAGAAGCTGAAATATAATGTATGCACATTAGATTTTAGCACTCACTATATCGCATGTAAGAAAAGTAGGGCTAAAGAAACAGCGGATACTTTGCTGTTTTTCTGCTGGGATACTGATTCTTATAGACTTCTACGGCCAGAAAGCGTCACAAGTGTAGTCCCTTTATCATCAATTTTGAAGAACTGATATGGAAATACACGAAGCGCCAGAAGAATATACCAAAGTTATTTATTACGATCAGGACAGGGAAGAACAAGTTCGTTTAATAGTGAGTACTTTTAGATTTATAGAATATCTAAGCATACGAAAGTATTACTTAGATTTTAATGAAGAGTGGAAGCCCTCCAATGTGGGAGTAACCATTCCTATGAGTATAGAAAGTTCTAAGGAGCTATTTATAGCTTTGATCGAAATACTTTCCCTGGCGGAAAGTAAAGATGTTATAGAAACACACTTCAAAGATTTAATTAACGACATCTATATTTAATTCTTGACTACTTCCTTATTTTATTCTATAATATATCAATAAAATAATAGGAGTCTTTATGCACAAATTTTTAGACAGAGCTAGTAAACTCTATTACGAGGGCACTCCGATTATTAAAGATCACGAGTTTGATGCCCTCGCGAAAAAACACGATTATAATAAAGTGGGACACACAGTTACAGATGGTGTGCCTCATTATTTTTCTATGCGCTCTTTACAAAAAGTATTTGATCTAGCGGATGCTCCTGATTGGTATAATCAAGGCCATGAAGTTGCTTGTAGCCCAAAGTTAGATGGAGCCGCAGTATCTTTGTTATATATAAATGGACAATTAGTACAAGCTCTTACAAGGGGCGATGGCAAAGTTGGCAGAGATATAACAGATAAGATGCAGATAGTAGTTCCTAATAGATTTTTATTTGCATCCACTGGTATAGTACAATTAACTGGAGAAGTAGTTGCTCCAAAGGAAATACCTAATTCAAGAAACTATGCCGCAGGTGCATTAAATCTAAAGAACATAGATGAATTTGCCTGTAGACGTATACAGTTTGTTCTTTATGGAGCAGGCCCAAATGAAACACCTTCTTGGACTAAAGAAATGGAACGCTATGCAAATACAGGGTTTGTCACTGTATTAGAGGATGTTGCAATTACTTATCCAACAGACGGTCTAGTATATAGATTAGATAGTTATGCAAAACATCATATGCAGGGATTTACTTCTCAGCATCCTAGAGGTTCTTTTGCTCTCAAATCAGATCGTACCGCTTCTGGTATAACTCGCATAAATAAAGTAGTTTGGCAAGTAGGCAAAAGCGGAAGAATTAGCCCAGTAGCTATTCTAGAGCCAGTACAAATAGGAGACGCTATAGTACGAAGAGCAACTCTACATAATATTAATATTATAGATGAACTAAATTTAGAAATCGGATGTGAAGTAGAAGTAATCAGATCCGGAGAAATTATTCCTAGAATAGTACGACGCGTTGATGGTGGAGATCCAAGCGAAGCATATGATGGTGGCTATGAATTTCCGGAATATTAAATGCTTCAAGTACTAAATCTATACGCAGGTGTAGGCGGGAACAGAAAACTCTGGGAAAATGTAGATGTTGTTGCAGTTGAAAATCAACAGAATATTGCAGAGTGCTATGAACGTCTATATCCAGACGATACTGTATTCGTAGAAGATGCTCATCAGTTCTTATTAGATACTTATGATGTAGTAGACTTTATATGGAGCAGTCCCCCATGTCAAACCCATTCAAAGATGTCCAGGATTCAAAAGGTAAAGAAGTATGCTGACATGGCATTATACGAGGAGATTTTATTTTTAAAACACAACTTCAAAGGAGGTTGGGTAGTAGAAAATGTAAAGCCTTATTATACTCCACTAATTGCACCTACCGCAGTAGTAGGTAGACATTATTTCTGGAGTAACTTTCCTATTGTAGCTAATGAAGTTCCTCAACCAGAAGGATTCATAATGAAAACCAGTTTACAGGGTAAGAAAGACTTACAGAATTGGCTAGACATTCATTTTGAAGATAAATTATATTACAGAGGAAATCACGATCCTGGACAAGTTTTACGAAATTGTGTACACCCTAAACTAGGTAAACAAATATTGGAATGCTATGAAAATAGGAGTACCTTTTAAATGAGTATAGTTGTAGGTTCCTTACGATACACTACAAGTGGTAGAAAGCGAAAGAAGATCACCACTAATAGAAGAAAGAAGTTTGAGCCTGGTATAGTTACTACCAGAGAAAATCCATTAGCTGCCAAAGCCAGAGAAGATAGAAATAAGTATCCTTCTCGAGATTTTGGCGGCGCTCCTACGAATAAAGAAAGAAGTGTAGAAGTGGGTGTCTCAAAACAATTTACTATCGCCCCTGCATATAACAAGGGCGCATATCAAGTTATATCTAAATCACAAGTAAAGAATATAGGCAAATGAAGATACTAATAGCGTGTGAGTACAGTGGAAGAGTAAGAGATGCTTTTACAGAGAAAGGGCATCAAGTTACTAGTTGTGATCTTTTACCTACAGAGACACCTGGAAGCCATTATTTAGGTGATGTAAGAGATATACTCCATAAAGGTAATTGGGATATGATGATAGCCCATCCTGAGTGTACTTATATCTGCTCTAGTGGATTGCATTGGAATAAACGAATTGAAGGCCGCGCAGAAAAAACAGAAGAAGCATTAGAGTTTATAACAGAGCTGTGGCAATGTGGTATTCCAAAAATTTGCATCGAAAACCCAGTAGGTTGCATAAATACTAGGCTAGACTTTATGCCTAAGCCTCAGTATATACAGCCATACCACTTTGGAGAAGATGCTAGTAAGAAAACTGGTTTATGGCTAAAAGGTTTGAAACCCCTAAAACCAACAGAACTAGTTGAAGGTAGAAAAGTAGTAAAGAACGGAAAAATATACCGAAGGTGGTCGAATCAAACCGATAGTGGGCAAAGCAACCTGGGACCTAGTAAAACCCGAGGTAAAGACAGGTCATTGACCTACGAAGGAATAGCTTATGCTATGGCACAGCAATGGGGTTAAGAACCTTGAAAAAAATAATTCTTGACTTTTATCTCAAAACTTTAGTATAATATACACTTCAATCAAAAAGGATTAAATCAGTGGAAAAAATTCAAGTGCCTAGTAACTGCCCTTCGTGCAATTCTACACTTGAATGGGTCAATGATTTATTATTCTGCAAGAATAATGATTGCTCCACCAAATCAGCTAAAAAAATTCAGCACTTTGCAAAATCCCTATATATTAAAGGTCTCGGGCCTCGATCTATAGAAAAACTAGGTCTAAGTAGCATAGTCGAACTATATTACTTAGATGAAGTGAGTGCTTCTTTAGCTCTTAATTCAGAAAAACTAGGTAGTAAACTAATTAAAGAGATTGAAAATTCAACCAAAGCCCCTGCAAATTTACTGCTGCCAGCATTTAGTATCCCCTTAGTTGGGAGATCAGCAGCAGAGAAACTTTCAGCTGTCTGTAGAAGTATCTATGATATAACTACACAATCTTGCAAGAGAGCAGGACTCGGGCCAATAACGACCGATAATCTACTGGCTTGGTTAGAAACAGATTTTTTAGAAATATCAGAGTATCTTCCGCATGATATGCTTTTTGAGCAAAAGAGTGTAACCTCTAGTGCAGGAGTAATTTGTTTATCAGGAAGTCTCTCTAGTTATAAAACTAAAGCAGAGGCTACCGCAGAGTTAGAAAGTCTGGGTTACGAAGTCAAAAGCTCTGTAACAAAAGATGTAACTATTCTTGTCAACGAGACAGGAGTAGAAACAGCAAAAACCTTAAAAGCCTTAGATAAAGGCATACAAATTGTCACTAATCTTAAAGATTATATTGGAGAAAGACATGGCAGTTCCTAAGTGGAATGACGAGCGTACCGACGCGCTCACAACGTTTGTAGGAGACGAGACTCCTGTATCTCAAGCTACAGTAGCTGATGCTGCTGCCAACCTTGAAACCTCAACCCGTTCAGTTTCTAGTAAACTGCGTAAAATGGGTTATGATGTAGAACTTGCTTCTACAAATTCTAGCAAAGCATTTTCTGACGTACAAGAAGACATTCTAGAGTCGTTTGTTAGCGACAATAGCGGTCAGTATACTTACGCAGAAGTAGCTGAAAACTTTGCCGATGGCAAATTCACAGCAAAGCAGATCCAAGGCAAAATCTTGTCTATGGAATTAACTGGTCACATCAAGCCGACTCCCAAGCCGGAAACTGTTAAGACCTATTCTGACGCTGAAGAAGCTAAGTTTGTTGCGCTAGTAAATGAAGGCGCTTTTGTCGAAGCAATCGCAGAAGCCCTTGGTCGCTCAGTAAATTCTGTTCGTGGTAAGGCTCTTAGCCTCCTTCGTGCAGGAACTATTGCTGCGATTCCCCGCCAGGAAACAACTAAGTCTGGCACACGTGTTGACCCATTAGCAGAACTTGCTGATGTTGAGTCAATGACTGTTGAAGAAATCGCCACTGAAATCGGTAAGACCGTACGAGGAGTAAAAACTATGCTTACTCGACGTGGTATTTCTGCTTCTGACTACGACGGTGCATCTCGAAGAGAGAAGGCAGCCGCTGCTAGTTAATTAGTTGACTGATAAGTGCTAAGGTTCGCCTTGGCACTTATTTTTTTGTTCGGGGGAACACATTGAATATTGCTAGTGCTTTATTAAAGCAGATTCTTGATGCACAGGATTTCGAAACCTGGAGCATTTTACGAAAGCATTATTTACCCTCCGAATATCATACCTTATACAGTGTAATTAATAAACACTGTGACGAATATCACACACTCCCCAAGTTCGATGACCTCAAGTACGCAATTCGTGACGGCAGTACAAAAGAGAAATTATTTGCTATAAATAGTGTTGAAGTGGAAGCGGAAGCTGAAATGCTGCTTCAATACTTAAAGAATGAGTACACCCAAAAAGAAGTATTAAATGAACTTGAGAAGTATGTAGACAATAGTGTTGCATTTGAGAATGCAGAAGAAACACTATCCCATCTTCACGAAATTGTCCTACGCATAGAGGACAAGGTAGAGCTTAAACACCCAGAGGAAAGTATGCAATATATTCCCTTGTTTGAGCCAGACGAAGAGCTTGACAAGTATGTAGCCCTTGGATTAAACGCAGACTACGATAATGTTATGCAATTCTCTCCCAGAGATTTGATACTTATCGGAGGCAGACGCGGTGGGGGTAAATCTGTCACTTGCTCTAATATAGCAAATAGCGTTGTTGAATCAGGTAAGTCTGCTCTCTATTTCACTATAGAAATGGACAGTAGACAAATCTTACAACGATGTTGTAGTATTGCTACTAATGTGCCTCTCGCTCGTCTAAGAACTAAAAATCTTAGTATTAAAGAGTGGGAAGCAGTTGCTGGATGGTGGGCAAACCGCTTCAGCAATGGACAGGAGCGTTTGAAAGAGTATAAAGATCATAGAAACTTTGATAAATTCCATTCCGCAGTAACAGAGAGCGAGCTTCTCCCGACTCAGCTAGATGTTATTTATGAGCCTAGTCTTACTATTGGTAAGATAAAGGCTGATATGGATAAGAAAGTAAAAAGTTTAGATGTCGGTGTAGTTATTGTAGACTACATAAATCAAGTAAAACGCTCTAGTGTCCCATCTCGGGGAGGCCAGTATGACTGGACAGAACAGATAGAAGTAAGTAAGTCTTT